ATACTAAATGTAGATGAAGCGTCACCTGTAATATCTTCATTCCATAAACCATTGTCTTTGTATCTGTGTGAGCTGTCAAATAATGTTAATGGTGATGATGTTCTTTGTCTGCCAAAAGCGTCTGTATTAGTTTCTGCTGAGCTTGATTGACTAATACTTGATATTGTGACTGGAAATGGATTTGTTTGAGTTACAACATTACCGTCATTTGTTGCTATCATTGGTACTTCAAAGACCGTTTTATCGTGTCCTGCAGGTCCAAATGTTTGTGTATCTTTTCTAAAATTTGCCATTATCCTTTAATCCAATTCTTTGCTAATGTAAAGTTTGCTGTACTAAACTCTAATCTATCTACTAATTTAACGGCGTTGCCCATTCTATCTACAGCGACATAACCTTCTGGATTTGTTACTTCAAATCCATTACCTTTTTGTAAGAAAGTTCCTATTGATTTAATTTGATTCATTTTATTAACTAAAAAGTTTTTAACTCTTTGTAAAGTTACATAACTTGCAATTGCAAAATATATGTCGTCTGAATATGAGTCAATCAATTTTAATCCTTCATTTCTTATTGTTTCATATTTTTTCTTTGCGGCATCTGTTTTCTTTTTAGAAACTTCATCATCTAAAACAGAAGCATAATATTTTCTAAATTCTGATTGTAATTTTCTTACATTACCTATTGTTTGGCCTTCTCTTATTTTTGTATTGAAAAATATTTTTAATCTTCCACCAACTGATAAAAGACTTTGTTGTCTTTGCAATAAATTTAAAATTGCTTTACCTTTTGAAATTGATCCCATTGCCATTCTTAAAAGACTATCATATTGTTCACTTTCAGCAGTTGTAAATGTAGCAACACCAGATGAGTCTTTGTAACTTGCGTCATCAAAAAATACTGCTGGTGTCTTTGTAAAAGAATTTACATTGACACCAAAACTTGCTTTTAAATCTGACATTTTTCTTCCTGTGTAAGTAGTGTGGAAGATAATGCCTAATTTTGCTCTTTTGATTGTTTTTGCAAGGGCAGTATTTTCTGGAACAGCATATGTTATAGTGTTTGGTGTAAATGCAATAGCATCCTCACCTCGTATAGATACCGACTTAATATCTCCTGGTGTAAATAACAAGTCACCTTGTACAACACCTTTGATATTCAGTTTAGGTAATTCTTTTAAGCAAACAGAAAGTTTATCAACTAAACCACCAGAGTGATTTCTTCTTATATCTGTTTGTGTGTAATTGATTTTAGGAGTAACGTTGAATACTGATTTTGATCCAACAAAGAATTTGCCATTTTCAGGATTGATACCACAGAATACTGCTGGTGCACCATCCCATTTAACGGATACGTTTAATTTTCTACGAGATGAACCAGTCAGCATATTTCTTAATGATTTAAGAAACTCTACTGCGTTAAGGCCACCTTGGTAACCGTTATTAATAATTTCGTCTTCTAAATGTTCTAAATGAGTATTTTTCGCCTCATTAAGATATTGTTTAAAACTATACATTTGTCTCCCACTATATCCATTATATCAAAAAATTACGCTTTTGTCAAGCGAAAAATCACTTTATTCCATTAATAAATCACTACTTACTAGACTATTTATACTAATATAACTTACCAAACGGCCCAAATGGGAAGACTTTACGACCTATTTTTTGACATAAGAAAATCAAATCGGTCATATATTCATGTACATTATCAATAGATTTAAAAGATGAAATTAGGTGTAAGTATGTTAATTGCATAAGTTTTGAATTAGCAATCCATGGTGATTGACCATCAAATGCTATTTGTACATTTTTAATAAAATCTTTAGGCATAATTTTTGTTTCAATAGGCACTTTCTTTGCACTAAAGTTTCTAATCATTTCTTTGTACATTGTTTCGTATTTTTTTGATTGTTTAGCAAAGTCTTTACCTGTGGTTGGAAAAGTTTTAGCATCATTCATAAATTTTGAATTATAAGGTTTGCCAGCAGTTAGTTTTGCAACTAATGCCAAAGGTGCTTTACCTAATCTAGCAGCTTCACCTTTACCTGTACCCTCTATTTTTAAATTAGATAATTTAGAAGTTGTATTACCTTTAACTTGAAATTTTGCAATTTCAGTACCTCTCAATCCCAATGTTAATACAGAATCTTGGGTTGAGAAATTAGCACTTTTTTTCTTACCATATGTACTTAAATCAAATTTAATTTTTAAAAGTTTATAATCAAATTCACCTTCTTTGTTTTCAACTGCCTTAAAAAATTTATCATCAAGGTTTACTTCTTGGTATTTTGCCTGTTGTCCTGATATTAGTTTTAAAGAAAGACCTACAACTTTTCTTTGTTTGTATAGATTTCTCATTATAGAGTTTAATTCTTCAATAGTTTGTGTACCTTTAGGACCGTCTATTTCTTTAAGTATAATTTTTCTGTTAACTTCTTTTTTATCTATTAACCATATATCTGCTGGATTGTATGAATCTTTTTGTGATATACCAAAATATTCTTTTATGGTTTTCATAAACCACATCATAAAACCGTCTTTACTATCTCTATCAAAAACAGTAAATTTAGCGCTAGAAAATTCGTCTAAAATTTTCTTATGTTGTTTATAAAATGTTTCAAACCAGTTTTGTTCTATTTTTTGTGAAAATGGTAAAGTATAGTTAAATAGTTGCTTTTTATCCTGTACAAAAATTTCTTTTAAACCTTTTACGGTATCTTTATCTTTAACTATATCTTGTGCTGAATTAAAACGTTTGTTTTTTACAAATGATTGATTACAAATAAAGGCAGTTGCCTTTTCTTGCATGGCTGTGAACACAGCTTCTTGTACATTTATACCATTTAGTTTTGCCATACATATATTTATGTATGTCTATCGGCCAGTTCTTTGTGTACTTGTTGTAGGATTGTAGTTAGATTTACCATTATCTGACAGTTTTTCTTTTTCACCTCTACAATCAAAGAAAGGTGGAAAGCCAAATACGCCAAATGTTTTGTTTTTGTTTTGAAACTTAACAAGTTCTTTTACATCTTCTTCAAAGAAAGACTCTTTTAAGACTAACTTACTTGGCATTTCTACAGCACGCCAAAGTATCTCATTTTTTACTTTTACCATTTCTGTTTTGTAATAGATTGATGGTTTTCTTTTTCTTGCCTGATTGTGATTGTATTTTTTTCTCATATTTTAAAATCCGAAAATTTATCATACGCTTCTGCAGGTTGTGGACCTGATGAAGTTTCTATTTTATCTGGTGACTCTTGGTTACTATCTACAATCTGTTGTGCTGATTGTTCGGCATCATACAATCTCATCTTACTTCTATCAACACCAATTATAAATGCACGATTGACAGCAGGATCATTATAACGATTTTTTAACTGTTTAACTTTAATCTGATTTAGTTCTTCAAGTTCTTCATTTGATATTAAAGCAAACATAAAGTCAGCAGTAGCAGGTAAACCAAAACTTTCTGATGTATCTTCTAAACCAACATCACTTGACATATAACCAGTTCTTGTTGTCTGTGTAGCAGATACAATAGGCACATTATAAGTTACAGCAAGACCTCTCAATTCTTCAGCAATTGCCTTAATATAAAAGTATGATGATATATTACCACCTTTAAATCTAGCACTTGAACAAATGTTTAGATAGTCAATGAATACTATATCAGGTTTAAAAGATTTCTTTAATGCAAGTTCATCAATTAAAGATTTAAAGTGACCTGTATGAGCCGAAGCAGTAGGATATTCTTTAATGATTAATTGGCCATTAACTTTATTTTGCATACTTTTGATTTTATCATCATAATATTTTTTAGGCATATCATAAAGTTCATCAATAGTTACATCTAATAAGTTTGCGTCAATTCTTTCAGCAATTCTTTCTTCAGCCATCTCTAAAGTAATATACAATACATTACGACCTTGACTTATCATATTGGCAGCAACATGGCACATAAACAAAGATTTACCAACACCTGTACCTGCAAGGGCAACATTTAAAGTTTTAGGTGGTAGACCACCTTTTGTAATACGATTGAAATAAGTTAAATCAAACTTTAATCGTTCTTCAGTTCTATGATAATATTCAAATCGGTCATCTGTTTGATTTAAATAATCATGCCCAATATGTGTATCAAATGAAACAGCAAGAGCGTCTGATAAAATACCTGGTATTGCTTCTGGTGTATGTTGTTTATCTTTACCATCTATAATTTTAATACCTTTGAGTACAGCATTATAAACAGCACGGTCTTTACAAAACTTTTCAGTTGTATCTAATAACCATTGTTGGTCAACTTCTTCATATACTAAACCCTTTAAAAGTGATTTAGCATTTTTATATTCGTCTTCGGTAAGTGTTTTTAGATTTGATAATTCAATTGTAATTGCTTCTTTATTAGGAAGATTATTATACTTGGTAACAAAGTTATTGATGATATTAAATAAAGTTACTTCATCTCTATTTCTAAAAAAGTCTTCTTTTAGAAACGGTAAAGCCTTTCTTGTAAATTCTTCGTTATGTATTAGATTGGATAATAATGTTTTTTCAAAATTATCATTTGAATTGTATGTTGCCATTTTCTAACTGCTCCTCCATTACCTCTATTAATATATCACCAATGTAATTCCTAAATTCTGTTGTGGTGGTATCAACGTCATTAGGGTTCTTTTTAATATCATAAGTAAATTTTAAAGGTAACTGTCCATTAGCATTTTCTTCGGATGCAAATTGAACATTTGTATAAGCATATATTATATCATTATATGGCGCTTCTGTCAACTTTACACAACTGTAATCGTCAACATCTCTTTGAGCAAAAACGTATTTCTTTTTATTCTGCCCCATAGAGGAATTCTTTTTTGGCTGCCTCGTCAATCTGAGCGAGAACATCTTTAGTAAAGAATTTATCAGGTTCATTATTGATAGTTTTGGCATATTGT